GTGTAAGCACTCAACCAACGACAAAAAGACTTGTAACAGAAGTACAGGAAGCTGAAAATGTAATGCTTTCGTTGGAGAGATCTGCCGAAAAAAGACCACCTCTTGTAAGAATAGAAGGTGGTCAGACAAACAGTGCATTGAATATTCCAATGGTTCAGAATACAGATGTTGATCTTGCTGACGACAATCTGTATTTCCACTTTGTAGATGTAGATGGTTATAGAAAGTATTGCATAGTAATCAATAGAAGTGGGTTTGAGCAGGTATCGTTAGTAGGTAACGATATAGTACCACCGTCTACAAAAAACCTGATCAGTGTGTTTAGAATCGAACCTACCGAATGGATACAGGAAAGAGTGCATTGGGAAGATATAGACAGAGGAATGTTTGAGTACATAACGAATTGGTTATGGAATACTCAGGAACAATCCAACAACAACCTACCAATAAACGAAGTATTTGGTTCAATAGATTGGGGAGTAGGCTGCATTCTATTCAATAAAACAGTAACCCTGGACTTCCTACCAGACAACAGCCTTACAAAGCCAAGCACTATTACGGACAATTCCATTTCCCTTGAGTATGGGTATCCAGATAATTCAACCACCAGGTACATACACTCCGGTGATGTGGTATCGTATAAGCTTTCAGACTACGGTACTGGCTGTGTTGGCGATTGTACAAACGCCGATACGAACGGGGTTCTGGAAATCACAAAGGCTATAAACAAAGAGAACACACCCTCTAATTCAAGGTTTATACCAAATGTTCGTGACGATATAGACTTTCAAGTACAGGACTTAACTTACAATCTAATTGAGAAGGGACAATCCAGGGAAAATTTCTCATATGTAGATACCCCACCGGATGTTACCGACATTATCTCATTCTCAGGGTGGGGTTCACAATTGATGCAGAGACATCTCTATCACACTCCACAAATCAAGGACTATGTAATTCCTGGATACGACGTAACAAAGGATTGTGGATACTATCCAACACCTCTTACACCCTTTGAAGTAGAATCCTATGATCAGAACAAAGGTAATGGAAAGATATGGAATACAAGAGAACCATACCTTAGCTTTCCAGATGGATTCTATAGATCCCTTAGGGTAACAAAGCAGCCATATTTCCAGAGAATAAGATCCGAAGGACCAAACTCTGTACTGGATCACCGTAAGTTTCCTATTATCATACAGAAAGATACTTCATCTGATGAAGGTAAATGGTATATAAAGTACCTTCCACTTGAACCAAGAAAAAGTGGAAACAGCATAAACAACAAGGGACCTAGATCCGTAGTTAATAAGGAAAGAATTTCTGGAATGGCATTCTGGAAAGATAGATTATGGGTAGCCACGGATCAGAACATCTTCTCATCCCGTTCAGGTAGCTATTTCGATTTCTGGGTAAACAACGTCTATACGGTTGTTGATTCGGATCCAATTGATATCTCGTCTAATGTTGGAAGCACAAACTTCATAACAAACTTGGTTCCATTCCAGGAATTCCTATTCCTTACGACAAGTGGATCAACACAGTTTGAAGTTCGCGGTGGTTCCTCCGATGTCGGTATATCGCCGTTCAATGCAATGATTAGACCTACATCATTCTACAGTACTTCCAGCATAACGAATCCACAGAAAATGGCTAACAACATTTTCTACTTTGACTCAAGTAAGGTGTATCTATACTATGGTGGAGCTACATTCAATATGGATTATAGTGGCTCAATAGATATAAGCCTGCATGTAAAAAACTATCTACCAACCGATATAGGGATAGCTACATGCAACCCAGCCACCAATACAGTCTTCTTTGTAGATAATGATAATAAGAATATCCTTTACCTACTTACCTATAGAACAAACAGTCAACAGGTAGTCCAGAACGCTTTTTATAAATGGTCATTATCCTCCTACGATTCAATAGTAGGTCTTAAGGCATACGGTAGGGATCTGTATATCCTAAGCAGAAGACAAACCTTGTCTGGAACGATTGTAGTAGCCTATTACATTTCCCTTGATCCTATTCCAGTTAACACTCCTCGTATTGACTGGCTTACTAGAATAACCGATCAGACAAAGATAGTATACGATCAGCTGTCTAACTTCACAAAGTTCTACCTACCATACTACGATCCAGAAGCAAACGAAGTTATCTTAGGACCTGATTGGGATTATACGTCACCAAGCGGTCAAGTTGTTCTAAAGCAAGCCTACACGAGATTGCTTGATGTTCAGAATACAACCATAGGAAATAGCACCGTGCTTGTTGCCTCCGGTAGATGGGATAAGCAGAATATTGCAAGACCATCTGAAGCACCTAACTTTGTAGCAAGATCGGTCTATTGTGGCAGATGCTACAACATGAACATAGAGCTTAGTACCATGCACTACAGAGATGGAGAAAACAAAAGTGTTGATGGTGTCCTTAATCTTAAGAAGATAAATGTAAGGCACAAGGATACAGGACAATACAATATCGAAATAGAAAGAAACGGTCGTCAAAGAACCATAGTGGAATCTGAGCCATACTCTTTCAACGATATCCTGGATAAGCTTGGTAATGTTCGTATAGACAATGAAGGCGAACTTCTTGCCAAGGTTCTGTGCAACTCGGATAGGTGTCGAATATTCCTGACATCAAACTACCCAACCCCCTGCAATATAACCAACATAGAAGTAATTGGTAATCTTAAGCTGGGACAAACATCAACACAGGTATAAACATGATAAACTCCTATGGCTTGCCTTACTTTACAAATGGTAGTTTCTTTTCTTCCCAATTCGCACCAGTAACTCCAGCCAATTGTTCAATATGCGGTTGTGCTGTAGGTGAAAACGGACTAGAACCATGCTACTGCGGTAGTGGTGGTGCGTTCGGTGGTCCATCGAACGAAACAACTTCATGCTGTGATTGCAATTCAACCAATTGGATAGCCAATTGCGGTGTACCAGGTACCGAATGCGGTGCATCGACATGTGAAAGTACATGCATATGCGCTGCGTTTCAATGCAATGGTCCAGATTCCTTCTACTTCCCATGTTTAAACTCAAAGTCAGAGTGTGGTACTGGAATCAACTGGACGGAAAGCACGATCAAGGTTGAGTGTTGTGGATGTTGCGTAAACGCGACATTCGATGGTGAAGGTAATGTCCTTACATGCACAGAAACAGGAAGCTGTAATTGCGACCTATGTTCACCATGTGAGATACTTCTCGGTATATGCAATCCAGTATGGTGTCCATGCCTTGATAGATGGATAAAACCAACCGAAGAATGCCCATGCTGCGAGATTGATCCAAACTGTCAGGAATGTTGCTGCCCAGAGGATCCAAATTGTGGTATCTGGATTCCAAATAGCGCAACATGTGACACGTCTACATGCGAACAATGGAGCTGTTTGCAATGTGCCAAGAATCCAACCGATCCGTTGTGTGCTAAATGCCAGCAATGCAACGGTGCTTGGATACCAATATCCGAAAACTGCGATACTGGATGCGTTGATTGTCCTGGTGGATGTACTTCCCAGGATATAGAGAATGGGGATTGCGTCTACTGTGCCTTTACCGGCCAGTACATTCCCCTTGGTGTACTGTGTAGTCCAGAGTTTGTTCTGGACTGCACGGCATTTCCCATATTTTATGGCTGCTGTAACAAGGAAAAACTAACCGTGTGCTACGATTTCAATACAAGTGATCCAATCTATTTCTCAAGTAGTTCCGCAAATGATGTTATTGTCGTTGAATACGGATTCAACGGTGGTATTTCTGGTAGCAATACCGACTTCTCCTATGAAAAGATCGCAACCCTATGCGCTCTTCCTGCGGAATCACAGATAGCCGTCTATATCAAACGGTCTGGAGATGCTGATTTTACAAAGGTGGTATACGAAGCCGATTCAAACGGAGTATTCCCATATACCGTAAACTCGGCTGGTGAGTACATTACATGGTCAACTTCGTATATTACCAATGAAATTACGGCAGCAACACAGGCAGCAATAGCTGCTGGAGATCTTATAAGAATCCAAAGAGCTACGGAAGGAAGAAAGCTTTTATTTAGCTTTACTGAAGGTGCCAAGCTAAGTGCTACGGATCTAAACCTGGTTCTTCACCAGCTTCTATTCTTGACGCAGGAAAAGGAATTTATCTCGTCAAACTATAACTACTACACCAATTCAAGCCCAATCTTCTCGTTAACTACAGGAGCACTAAGTCTCCCAGTACAGCTAGACTTTACAGGTGCAGCCCCTGGTAATGCTCTTATATGGAACGGAGATAAGATGGTTGTTGGTATTCCAGATATGTCTATTGACGATCTAAATGACGTTACGATAGCCAGCCCAAGCATTGGTGATACCATCATATGGAATGGTAGCCAGTGGGTTACAAGCTCTGCATATGGAAATCCAGCATGGACTATAACCGGTGTATCTCCAAATGAACTTATAACATTTAACTTTGATGTTGGGTTCACTGATTGGGTAAACTACATTGATGACTCGCCATTCGATGCCGACTCGGTATTCAATGGTGGTGTGGGTGCAACCAATATCCCAATCCCAGCATCATATCCAGGATGGCTTGGATCCGTCAGATCAACCCTTCCCAATATCGCCACATCCTATGCAATAGCCAAGCACAACCTTGATTACGAACTAATAACAGTAGGCACACCTCTATATACCGCAATCTCAAACTTGCAGGATCAGATTGATGATGGCAGTACAACAGTAGGAAATCTCTATGTTCCAGTAACCTATACCCCAACTGGAACGGTATCCGATTATGCAACTACATCCGCGTCATTGAATTTCTCAATATCAAATAGCAGCTTTGTAATCGGTGGCTTTATAATTACATGCAATTTCCAAGAACAGGATAACTCTGGAACTTTCTCCGCTGGCCAGAAGATGACGATACACGGAGTAACTCTTGGAGTAGATGGAGCAGAAGACCCAGTAAGGGCTGTTATTCCAACTGGATCTAGTCTAAACTTCCAGGCTGTTGATGCCTACGTTACACTAAGCAACAACGGAAAGGATGCATCATTCACGGTTACATTGAATCAGTCAAATACAAGACCAGGTAAGTTTGCCTATACTGGAGCTGGTGTTTACGATGGCATTATCAAGCTTATGCTTATTCCCAAAGTAGTTCCATAAAATATAGGGGGAGGGGAATGGAACAAACAAAGAAAATAAACATATCTTTAGTAGTATCGTCATTGCAATTAGTGGTAATGCTAATAGGTATTGCTGGTCTTTTTGTTACAATTGGAAAAAAAGACGCTGCAATAGAAAACACAATATCCGATATGACGGAATTAAAAGCAATCATTCAGGATCTTTTAAAAGCCCAGATAACAGTAGTATCCAACGATGCAACCCACAATGCCATCCTGAGTTCCACACAAAAGGAAATACAGGAAATAAAAAGAAGACTAGAAAATATAGAAAGGAGATCAAATGGATAATAAAAATACAACAATCGCCGGAATCGGAGCAATTCTAATCGCAGTAGGCAGCGTACTATCGGCAATGTTCGATGGTAATCCAGAGACAACTGCCGATTTTGCAACTGCTATTTCTGCAATCATCGCGGGCGTAGGTCTTATCTTGGCTAAGGATGCCAAGGAAACAGCTCCCGTCGAGACAGATACAACCACTTCAACGGAGCCAAATGCTTGATAAAGTCCTTGCTAAAATTGTGTTGGTTCTCGTTGATGTACTACTTAGAAGAATTGAAGCTGGTAAGATTGCCTTCGATGCTGATGCGGATCGGGATCGTCTTGTCCGTGCTGGTGCTAGGATTGATGAGTGGGTGCGGCAGCAGGACAGTCTTCATTCCAGAGGACAGCCCGATCAGGGTGGGCCCGTCGTGCAGGACCCAGGTGTATACCTTACAGAACAGCCAGTGGATCCTAAGTGACAATTGGGTTCAGATACCGGAAGGATGGTATTGTGTACCACCTTCCTTTGTTGCCGAAAACAGAGAGATGATAAAGGATAAGAACAATGGAAAATGATAAGATCAGTGAGTTAAAGGAACTAATGCTCAATCAGATGTTGATTCAGATTCAAGATCCAGAGCAATGCACCCCTGCCTTCTACCAGGCCGTAATTCGCCTTATAAACGATTACAGGAGCGAGCAGGGTAAAATCCCATCCGAAGCCATGGAAGCCGTCACAGAGGCTTTAAACCAGGCTGCGCCGTTCAAATTCAAGAAGTCAGTAATCTAATCTAATCAAGGGCCTGGGAAACCAGGCTCTTGGTCTTTGGAGACAACATGCAAGTACCAGAAGAAGTAATCAGAGACTTTAGAAACCATCTATACTTCTGCTTTAAATATCTTGGCCTTGGTGAACCTACCGCAATGCAGTATGAAATTGCCAGGAATCTACAGGAAGGCGATACGGATATGATTGTATGTGCTGGGAGAGGCATGGGTAAGTCTACCATTCTATCCTGCTTTGCTAGTTGGGAATGGCTAACGGATCCAAACCTTACCATAATCGTCCTATCAGCCACCCACCTTAAGGCTATCGACTTTATTTCGCAAACGCGAAAAATACTAAGTCTTGTTCCCTATATGAAGTACATGGTACCTGGGGAGAACAGCAAGGACTCGGCAATCGGTTTCAATGTAGATTGTAGAACCAAGGTTACTCAGGATCTATCATGTACCGCCAGAGGTATCAGTGGTCAGATCACTGGACTCCACGCAGATAGAATCTATCTGGATGACATCGAAATATCAGGTAAAAATGAAACTCCAGTATCAAAAGAAGCATTATTGAAAAAATTGACTGAATTGGAGTCCATGAGAAACCGAGGATCTAGGGTTATATTCCTAGGTACTCCCCATAGTATAGAATCAATCTATATTACATTAAAAGAATCATACCCTATAGTTTTATACCCAGCTGAATACCCAGACCTGGATAGTCCCACAAGGGAATACATAAGTCCCTATATCCTGGATATGGAACTAAGTCCTGGGGATGCTACGGATCCCGTAAGATTCCCAAAGGATGAACTGATGGCAAGAAAGGCTAAGATGGGAGATCCTAAGGCTTATGCTTTACAGTACAAGCTTGATTGGAGTCTTAGTGACCTTGACAAATATCCACTAAAACTTAGTGACTTGATTATAATAGATGTCGATCCTGAAAAGGGTCCCGATAAGGTCATATGGCAAGGTAGAGAATCAGACAAGACCATGTATTCCATAGGTCTTAGTGGCGATCTATTCATGGAACCTATGCATATATCACCAACCTTTTCCAAATTCAAACAGACCGTTATGACTATAGATCCCAGCGGACGAGGTGCCGATGAGACTGGCATATGCATAGCATCCACACTGAATGGTTACGTCTATATCCATGAGCTCCTTGGTATCCAGGGTGGCTACAAGGATGAGATACTGAATAAGATAGCCAAGATGTGCATAGAGTACAATGTGAATATAGTAAAGTATGAATCAAACTTCGGAGATGGTTTGTTTGGAAAGGTGCTACAGCCAGTCTTAATGCAGTCTGGTGTCAAGGCTGCAATAGAAGAGGTAAGAGCAAAGGGTCAGAAAGAAGCCAGGATCATAAATATCCTTAAGCCTGTAATGGATCAGCATAAGCTGGTAATCAATAGAAAGGCAGCCAAGGATGAAACAAACCAGTATCAGATAACAAGACTGACTAGAAACAGAGGATGTTTAAAACACGACGACAGGGTGGATGCTTTAGCATATGCCGTCGATCATTTCAAAGAAAGCATAGTTCTTAATGCAGATGAAGTAATAGAAAGGAATAAAAAGGAAGAGCATCTAAGAACTATAAAGAACTGGGAAAATAACTTCAGGGCAGGCGATTACGTCTATAACTCAGGCGCATTAAAACCGCTCGTAGAACGACCAACAAAACTAAGAAAAAACAAACAATGGGGGTGGTAATATGCCAGTAGCAGTAGCAGGTTTGGTATTAGCAGCAGCAGGAGGCGTAACAAGTGCTTTTGGAGCCGGTGCTGCACAAAGACGGCAGAATAGGCAGTCAGCGCAGGCTTGGACTCAGGAATCAATTGAGAAGGGTATATTCAATGCAAGGGAGATGTTCCTTGCTGGTTATAACATTGAAAGGCAAAGAAAAGTAAACGAGAATATCTTCCAAGCTGCCCTTAAATATGACATGGAAAACTCGGAAAACCTTAGAAAGAAAGAATCAAATATCCAGAGACAACTAGCAAACAAGTACATTACAGACGCTGGTACAATACAACTTGCCCTTGCTTCCAATGGAGTATCGGTATCGTCTGGTACTGCCAATGCCTTGTCATTCTCAACGTTAATGGCAGCCATCAAGGATGTAAGCACAGCCGAAACCAATGCAAAAATCGAAAGACAGAATCTTGAAACACAGAAGAATAATATGCTTAACCAAAGAACATACGACATCTTTATTCCGAATTTGTCAACTACTTCCGAAGCTCCTAGATTTGGAAGTCCTGGTGCTGCTGTTGCTGGTGGTCTTGCAAGTACTGCAATGACTATAGGTATTGGTCTAACTGGTTTTAAAAAGTAAAAAGGAGTAATGTAGATGCCACCAATTGATCCAAGATTAACTAGAGGTTTACAACTAGGTATACAAGGCACAGCACAGGCAGAACAAGTAGCTAAACCTGGGTCTATAGTTGGAGGACAAACCCAAGTTGGAAAGACCTATAGAGAACAAGTCGGCAAAAGCAATGAAGAGATGCTATTTGAAAACCTTGGCAATATAGTCAAGGGTGCTGAGGCTGGCGTCGATGCAATGGCCAAGATTAGAACCAATATCGAAGAGAAAGAACTTGGTGAATTTGAAATCAACGCTACAAAGATTCTTGAAGATGAACAGATGTCTCCTACTGACAAGCAAGATAGGCTTGATACGTTTGTAAAAGAAAACGCTCCCAAAACATGGATCCTGACTGGAAAGAGAGATAGGCTTATAGCCGGTATTATTTCGTCTGGTAAGAAGCAATTTAACTATGATGAAAAGAAATTCCTGGACAGAAGAATACAGGAATACAGTGATGAATTCCTTAAATTAAATGAGGGAGCTAGTACTATTCCTCCTGAGTATCTTTTAGGCAAGCTTCAAAGCGATGCTGGATTCAATGCTCTCTTGTCTTCTGGATCAACGGAAGCAAGAATTGTTATGAACAATTTTGTTCTTGCAAGAAATACCCAAACCAAATTACAAGTACAAACTGAAATGGATAGAAAAATAGAAATGGTATCCATTCCAGATCAGATTACAAATCCGCAAGATCTTCAAATTTGGATACTAGGTACAGGAAGAGCATGGAAAGATAATACAGAAGTACAAAGAAAACTACTGCAATCTCTTACGAATTTAATAGATTCTGATGATCAAGCTTCGCGGAACATGTACATAGATGCAATGAGTGAAGTCATAGGTTTAGATGCATTTGTCAAAACACTGTCAGGTAAAACACTTGTTGAAACAATGGCAGATACGGAAGGAGTAACTAACAAGGAAGATCTAGGTTTTATTGCAAGAATACATAAGAAACTTTCCGATGATTTCGATAGAATAAGAGGACTTACACTGGCACAAAACGCAAGTTTAAACGAAGTGCAAATGAATGTTAATGCATTTCAGCAAATGGGAAATTTAAATGCAACTTCAAATGGATTAAAAGGGGCTGTTGATGTCCTTAAATTACGTTCTAACGGTAATCTAGATAGATATGTTTCTTCACTAAAAGATGGTCTAGCTCTTAGAATTGCAAGGTACAGTGAAAGTGGACTATCTAGAAGAGAGTCCTATCGAAAAGCACTAACTGATTTTTCATTCTTAGGAGAAGGGGAAAAAAGTATACTAGAAAACGAATTTAAAAATGCATATAAGAGTGAAGCAAGACAAACTATAAATCAAATAGCTAGTCGAAACGTAGATCCAACAAACTCAGATATAGAAAAATCATTCAAAGAAGGTATTGAACTGGCCGCCAACTTTACCGCTACTGATGAAGAAGTTAAAGCAGCCGTTGAAGTACTTTCAAATTATTATCTAAGAAAAGAGGGAACAGAAGACGATATCAGAAAATTAGAAGCAAAACTAGGAATTGATGCAGCGGACATTACTCCATTGCTAAATAAGTACAATTCAGTAGTTGATAAAAGAATAAAAGAAGGTGTGCAAACGGATCTTGAAAGGCTTGCCATAAAGCAAGAAGATCTCACAATTGATACAGATCTTAACGAACTTTTCGATTCTTTCTTGGTAGATGAGTATCCAAACTTAAACGAAGAAGATAGAAAACTAATCATTAAATACCTAGACAGAAAAGAAATTGATGTTAAGGAGTTAGAAAGATTTGGAATAGATAACAAAGTTTATCGCGCATTCCAGAATATTAGAAATGCTCAAGAAGTTCTTAGAAAAACATTTGAAGAAAAAAGAAGTAAGACTATTCAAGACACTTTTGATGATGCGCTTAAAGGACTGGAAGGTGTAAATCCAGATGTTACAGAAGGAAGCAATGGAGAAAAGCCACTTATCCAAAGTCTTACTGATGGTTCTATTGATCCAAAATCCAGGGATTTGTTGATTAGCATTAGCGGTGCACTTGAAGTATTAAAATCTAGGGATTTAATAAATCGAGATGGCGATTACGACATAGATACAATAATGGATGAAGGTGATGATGTTAAGTATTCTTATGAATACCTTAAATTCATAGAAGATACCATAGGTACTGATATTTTTAAATACGTAGCTGAGTATGACAGATCAGTATCAAAAATGATATCCGTTGCTTCAAGTACTTTATACGATGTTTTAAGAGCAAATAGCCAAGAAGTTGATACGGACGTTTTACAAAAAGCCGTAGATTCCGGTATTGGATATGTACTTGGCGGATCAAGTTCAAAAGTTGATTTCGGTACTGATGTTCCTGTATTTAATGCAGATGGGACATGGACACCAGAAGCTCTTCAGAAAATTGTTGTCGCCACACTAACAGCAAATAGACTAGACCAAGACACAACGGCTGCAAAAACCGTAGGAAAGATTATGGATGTCGTTGGATCAAGACTAGCGCAAGTAAAAGATCCA